GAACGAGGTGTTAAAACATATTGTTGTAGAAAATGTAAACAAGCAACAAAAGATATACGTTTAAATAAACTTAAACATAGAAGAAAACCTTACATTAAGTTTAAAAAAGCTTATTGTGAGCATTGTAATTTTATTGCTTTACATAGTTGTCAATTAGATGTAGATCATATTAATGGAAATCATAAAGATAATGATCCAAGTAATTTACAAACACTCTGTGCAAATTGTCACAGATTAAAAACTTTCATAAATAAAGATTGGGAGAATGAGTAAAACACTCTCTCCCCTTTTTATTAACCTTCAAACACAAACTCATGGCAGATTTAAAATTAGATATAATTGTAGTACCTACATATAGTACATCATCACTTGGCGTAATGGACGCTTCAACCTATCCTGAAGAACCACCGCCTATTGTTAGTCCAAGTATAAAAATAACTGTTCCTGGATTTGGTGATACAACATTACCATTTGATAGAAATACATTTAATTTGTATACCACTGCAAATCTTGGGATTACTGAAGTGGGTAGCGAACAACCTCTACCTGATGGAATATATAGATTAGTTTATTCTGTGTATCCTGCATATTTGAACTTTGTAGAAAGAACAATAATGCGTACAGAGAAAATACAAGAGAAGTTTGACAGAGCTTTTCTTCAATTAGATTTAATGGAATGTGATAGAGCAATCAAAACACAATCTACTGTCACATTAAACACAATCAACTTCTTCATACAAGGAGCAATTGCTGCAGGTAATAACTGTGCAGAGTATGAAGCAAATAGATTATACAATCAAGCAGATAATATGTTAAATACTTTTTTAAAATCTAACTGTGGTTGTTCAGGTAACAACTATCAAATTAATTTCAATTAATCATGGCACAATGTAATTCATGTGGAGCTAATGTGGGATGTGGATGTCAATTAAAAAATGGACTATGTGCTACATGCGCAGCTAAAAAATAATAAATATGTTAACACCTAGATTAACTAACTGTCCTGAATGTGCGGACATTCCTAATTTATTAAAAAAGATAGATTGTAAGTTAGCAGAATATGCTAATGGTCTATATAACAATGTTGTATTTATGTTGAATCAAGTTGTTCCTGCTGGAGCAATGATTCAACTTTTGGCGTATAAAAGAATCCTTACATACAAACAATGTAATCCTGATTACTTAAGTGATTTCTGTATAGATAAGATTGTAAGTAAAGTGATAAGATTAACATTAGGCTGTGACATCAGACCTATCTTTACACCAATCCCTACAACATCAACAACATCAACATCTACTACTTGCCCACCATTAAATTGTTCATTTGATGGAACTGGTGTGTCAAGTTGTTCATTCACTGGAACTGTTCATAAAGTAACTATAACACCAACAACAACATCTACAACATCAGCTACACCTACTACATCAACAACAAGTACAACAAGTAGTACTACATCAACAACTAGTTCTACAAGTTCTACAAGTACAACAACAACAACCACAACAACTGCAGGGTGTAATATTACTAGCCCGTTAGTATTATCTCAAGGAACTAGTGCAGAGGACGCTTGTACCAGATTCTCTAACCCTGATAATAGAGCCACTTATTATACTAGTAACGGTTCTAATTTTGCAAACGCTAGTTTTCTTAATCAAACCCCTATTTGTACACAACCAGCAGGTTCTGGGTGGTATTCAGATGGAGAAATATCTAGATACTATGATAGTTCTACAGGTAACTTTAATTCACCAGTACCATGTTAATAACATTAATAATAAAAATCAAATCTTAATAATATAAAATAATAATGACAACATTAATAACATTAACAAATGTAGGAAGTGACGCAGGTCCTTTTAATCTCTATTCAAATGCAAATGGATATGATCAGCCATTTGACACAGACATAAGTGCTGATGACCTAATAGCTGGATATACAACACCATTTGTTCCTAATGATGCAACTATAATAAGAGTGGTATCTATGGGAGTATGTGGTAATCACATTGATATAGTAATTAATGATGATCCTTGTCTAATAGTAGGTACAGCATCATTTGCTATCACAACCACTACCACATCTACATCATCAGCTCCAACAACGACTACCACTACAACATTATAAAATAAAAATAATTATGACAGTAAAAGTCCAACTATCAGCAGTAGGAATAAATACGACACTCTTTGACATCTATTCAAATTTTGATAATGTCACTCCTATTGCATCAGGAATATCAAAAATGGCATTATTGGCAGGATATTACTTATATCCTGTTCCAGATGGGGCAACTACAATAAGGGTGGTTGCTACAGGAACTTGTACTAATTATACAGATATGCCTATAAGTGGTTTAACTACAACCACTACCACCACAGCTACACCTACTACCACAACTAGTACAACAGCCACTCCAACTACTACCACTACATCAAGTAGTACTAGCACTTCTACTAGCACTAGCACTAGCACTAGTAGTAGTACAACAACCACCACTACTACAGCAGCAGCTACTTATTGTGTAAACTGGACAGCAGCAAATCCAGATAATATAAAAATGTCTACTCAGGGATATATTGATTTCTCAGCAATATTAGCTGGAAGAACTATAGAACCTGGACCTTTATCTGTAGGAACTATAACAGGATATATAATTGCTGGTCTTGGAACATTTACTTGTTCTATTCCTATGGACTTTACAACATCTCAAGCACAATGGAACACAGATACACTTCCTGTAGTTACAGATAAGGTGTTGACTTCTCTTATATATACTGTTGAGGTAGTATTTAATGATGCTAGCGAGTATTTAATAGCAGGTGGACAAACAAATGCTGTTGTAACTCCTGGAATACAATTAACTTCAGAATATAATGATTGCCCTGTTTAAAATAAAATAATATAAAAATAAATATAATATGTCCAATTGTAATAATTGTTTTAACGGATGCACTGAAACTATTTCAGATCAGTGCATCAGATATACAGGAATAGATGTTCCTGTATTAGGTATTCACACAGGTGATCCTTTATCAGTAATTGAGCAATCTCTAATTACATTTCTTGTTTCTACATTAGATGGATCTGGAATAAAGATAGATCTAAGTGGTATAGATGTATGTGCAGTGGTACAGAAATATCTTCCTACGTGTGGAGAAGTATCAATAGAAGATATATCAAAAGCTCTTATAGAAGCTGCATGTGATATACAAGAACAAGTGAATTCTATTTTTGCTACACTCACTGTATTAAACTCTGATTATGTTATTGGATGTTTAACAGGAGTTACAGTGTCTTCTGATACACATGCTATTGTACAAGCTACAATAACAAAACTTTGTAGTGTTAGCTCTAGTGTAGATTCATTAACTACACAATTACCATTATATGTTCCACGTGCAGAATTGTGTACATTGGTTAATGAATGTATAAGTGGAAGTGCTACAGCTTTAGCTAGTAATAAAATGATTCCTTATTCTCCTATTCCTTATTATGGTAGTATATCTGGATTTGATGCAACTGGAACAGGATCTGGTTATTGGGCTAGAGTGTTCATGTGTAATGGTCAAAATGGTACACCAGATTTAAGAGGAAGAGTTCCTGTAGGTGCTACAAATACACCTTGTGCATTTCCTTGTTCAACTGCTACATTACCTAATAGTATTGGTAATCCTACATATAATAAAGGAGATGAAAGAGGAGATAACACAACTACATTAGGTATTACACAAATACCTATTCATAGTCACGCTAACACTATTAGTGTAAGTTTGACAGATCCTGGGCATACACATACATTCACACATGAAAACACTTCTGCTAACACTGGTGCTGGAATAGCAGGAGGATTAGTAAGTTCAGCATTTACAACCACTACAAGTAGTTCTAGTACAGGAATTACAGCAACTTCTTCAATTACTAATGCTAATGCTGGAAGTGGTAGTTGGCACTCAAATGTTCAGCCAGGACTCGCAGTTTATTATATAATGTATATCCCAGCCTAATAACCAATATGCAATACCCACCTACTCCACAAAGAAAATCTTGCGACTGCAGTGATCCTTGTATCTCTACAGATGATGTTTACTATGCTGGTCCCAATCTCCCAAACTCAGGAGTTAATACAAGTGATTTACTTACAGAAGTTATAGAGAAGCTAGATGCTATCTATGCTGTTCCTACATTACAGAGAGTAACAGAGATGGGTAATTACACCACTCTACCAATTATTGCAGATTCATTTGTAAAGATTGGTGGAGATGGTACTAATTTATTATTGGATAATGGTACAGTGTTACCTATAGGTGATTTACCTGCAGGTGTTACAGAAACATCTCAGTTAATTAATGATGGTGAAGATGGAATAAATCCATTCATTACAGCATTAGATATTCCAGCATTCAATCCATCTGATTATGATCTAGATGAATTTACTAATACTGGAATAGATCCATTTGCTCATGTATCAGATATACCAGCTGCACCTGGGTTACAGGAAGTATTAGATGTTAATAATAGTTCAATTGATACTCAAATTCTTCTTAATTCTTCTATTGTTAGTTCATTTCCTATTGGTACAATATTACAACCTTCTTTAGTAACTATTAACGGACGTACTGATTGGTATGGTGAAGACCAAGCTGCTAGTGCAGTATTTAGTGATGCAACTATTATGTTTAAAAGAAGTAGTTACTATAATAATTTTATACTTTATCCAGTTTCAAACGTTAACAATAATTTTCGTGCCCCTGATAAGTCAGTGTCAGGAACATATACACTAGCTACATTAGATGATATACCAGCACCTTTAGGATATGTTCCAGTTAATAAAGCTGGTGATACAATGTTAGGTGATCTGATACTTAACGAAGATCCATCAACTGCATTGGGAGCAGCAACAAAGCAATATGTAGATAACATAGTTTCTGGAATTAATTTTCACCCACCTGTAGTAGTAGCAACAGATGTGTCATTAGTAGCTACATATGATAATGGATTAGCTGGTGTAGGAGCTACACTAACAGGACCATCAGTAGGTGTTCTAATGATAGATGGTGAGAATCCAACTTATCTACAGAGAATACTAGTATGGCAACAAGCAGACCCTATTCAAAATGGTGTGTATGATCTAACTACAGTGGGAGATAGTGTAACTGTGTATCAGTTAACAAGATCATCTGATGCGGACAACAGTCCTCCAGGTGAGATACACTATGGA